ACATCAAAAAGCAGTTCAACGTGGCTGAAACCGCCAAGAAGCGGGCCGAACTATACAGGCAGATTGGGCGCAAATTGTGAAATTCGGGGGCATCGCACATTTACAAGCAGATGCTTTACCTGAACCCCAATACGACCAACACGATTACCGTTACTTGGACCGAGCGAGCCAGCACCGGGGACCGCTACATCTTGCGACTTACGAGCATTGCCAAGAACACCACGACCGATTTCACCCTGCTGAAATCAGCCAACCTTTCCAACTATACCAACCGCTATGACCAATTTTCGCTTAACGTGGGGTCGATTGAAACGGGTTCCTATAAGTATGAGGTGTACGATACCAATAGCACGGTTGCCGCTGCTTTGGCGGTCGTTGAAACGGGCTTGGCATTTGTACAAACCGCAACGGTAGGCTTCAACACCTACGCCAATAGCATCAACTACACAATTTACGGGGCATCCGGTGAGGGTGTCTTTGATTCAACCTTTGACCAATCTTTCGCATAATGGGACAACTTTTAACCGATGCTTTAACGATTAAAAACGAAACCGCCGCAGGAGCGAACACCGCATCCCGTGTTGGCGGTTGGATGGAGGACTGTGCCGAAAGCGTGGAGCGGTTGGATTCCATGCTCAACTTCTTTGACTTTGAATCGGCAAGCCCTACAACTGGCGACCAAAATGTTTGGACGCCGTTGGTTATGCAGGCCACCGAGGGATTGCAAAGAAATGGGATTTCCGTAAACGGCCAAGGCTTAGTCACCTACAACGGAAGTGCAGAAAAGTATTTTCAGTTTGCGGTCATCGCATCGGTTATTGGTACGGCCCAGCGTAAGTACCACATCGCTATGTATAAGAACGATGCTATTTGGCCCTGCTCCGAGTTCGCCGTTAGCGTTGGAGTGCAAGCGACCGAGGTTACAATCCCTTCGCAATGCGTGGTTCCGTTGGAAGATGGCGACACTATGCAAGTTCACATCAAGTGCAGTAACGGTTCATTAAGCGTCACTCTTGATACGGTCAATGTAATAATTCGAGGAATATGAGCAAGTCAACGCAACACTTCACCCAATGGCTTGGGATAGAACATAAGGTCCCCGTGATGCTGGAGAACAGGTCCGGCAAATACATCACCTACGGCTTTGCCAACGAATACCCCTACTACCTGCTTGACAACTATCGCAGGTCAAGCAAGCACAACGCCATCGTCAACGGAAAGGTAAACTACATCATGGGCGGAGGATGGCAGGCAGGGGATGACTTGACCGTAGAGCAGCAGGCCCGATTCATCAAGTTTTTTGACGGACTTTCCAGCACGGAGGACCTGAACGACATCACGGAGAAACTGGTCCTTGATTTAGAACTATTCAATGGATTCGCAGTTGCGGTTACTTGGTCCAAACTTGGGACCATCGCCAAGATGGAGCATATCCCGTTCGAGAAGATTCGGGTTGACAAAGAGGAGAAGATGTTTCAGGTGGCGGACTGGTACAACGACGACATGATGCAGTTGTTCCCGAAGGTCGGGGACATCGAGAAGATTCCTGCATTCGACCCGGAGAATCGCCTCGGAAAGCAGTTGTTCTACTATCGGGTCTATGCTGCAGGCGTGAAGCACTACCCGCTCCCGGAATACATCGGGGGGAATGCTTGGATTGAGGCAGACGTGCAAGTGGCGAACTTCCACAACAACAACCTGCGCAACAACTTTTGGGGCGGTTACTTGATAAACTTTAACAACGGCATCCCGACCCCCGAAGAACAGGGCGACATCGAAAGGCAAATCAAGCGTAAGTTCAGCGGTACGGACAACGCTGGTCGCTTTGTTGTAACCTTTAACGACGATGCGGCCAAGGCCCCGACGCTGGAACCGCTGACTCCTTCGGATATGGACAAGCAGTTCGAGATACTGAACAAAGCCATTCAGCAGGAGATATTCATCGCACACCGTGTAACCAACCCCATGCTATTCGGAGTCAAGACCGAAGGCCAATTGGGTGGACGCCTCGAATTGGTCGAGGCTTACGAACTATTCAAGGCGACCTACGTCAACGACCGGGTCCGCAAGGTGGAGCGGATGATTAATTACCTCGGCTCCTTCAATGGCGTGGAAGGCATGGAACTTATCCCCGTTGAGCCTATCACGGAGCGACTAAGCGAACAAGCCCTCTTGCAAATCATGACCAAAGACGAATTGAGGGAAAAAGCGGGTCTGCAACCTTTGGAGAAACCTGCCGACGTGGTGGGACCTAATCCCCAACCCGACGAGCAACCGCAAACCGTGGAGCAACTTGCCAGCAACGACAACATCAAGAAACTATCGGGCCGTGAGTATCAAAACCTGATGCGTATTGTCAGGCAGTATATGCAGGACAAAATCACGCTGGAGATGGCTCGGACCATGCTATCAGCGGGCTTTGGTTTGTCAGCCCAAGAGATTGACACGATGCTCGGAGTGCAGTCCCAAGAGTTCAGCGAACCGACTTGGGGCCAAGAAGACGATGAGGACTACGGATGGGGCGACGAAGAGTTCAAGGTCTTGGAAGTGGTTGCCTCTAAGTTCGGAAGCCATGCAGACGACTACCATGTGATGCACTCCAAGCCGATGCGGTTCGACACCAACATCGACGAAAACATCCGTTTAGCCTTTGCTGAACTGGGAGAGGAGGAGAAAGAACTGGACAAGAAGATTGAAGCCTACCGCAAGAAGAACCGGGACGCATCGGTTGAAGAAATGGCAAAGGAGTTCGGGGTCAGCAAGGCGAAGGTCGCCAAGCGAGTCGCCTACCTAATCACAAAGGAACGCTACCCGGTTGCACGGGCGGTTGACAACATCGCCAAGGAAAACCTCGCAGAGAGCAAGAAGGCAACCGAGCCTGTACTGGAGGTCCGCTACAAGTACGCATGGGCGACAGGTTTCAGCAACAAAGACAAAGGTTCAAGCCGTCAGTTCTGCAAAGTGATGCTTGACTTGGCCGGGCAGGGCAAGGTTTACACCCGTGAGGACATCGACGGGATTTCTGCAATCATGGGATATTCCGTATGGAACAGGAGGGGCGGTTGGTATCACACGCCCAGCGGAGTGAATCGCCCCCAATGTCGCCATGTATGGGAGCAGCAACTTGTAATCCGCAAAGGCAACAAAATTTCAAAGGCATGAAGGCACTATTCATAAGCGAAGAAACGCTACTGGACAATAGCATCATAAACGAGAACGTTAGTTACACCCAAATCCGTCCAACGGTTGTCAAGGTGCAGGAGATGCGGATTCAGCCCATCGTTGGCTCTGCACTCTACGGGGAATTGGTTACGCAGGTCGTCAGCGGTTCAACGTCTGCACTCAACCAAACGCTGCTGGAGGACTACATTCAGCCCGCAATGATTCAATGGCTTTACTACGAGTTGCCCATGGTCTTAGCGTTCAAGTACATGAACAAGGGCATGGTCCGCAGGACAAGCGAAGAGTCCTCCCAAATGAGCATGGAAGAGATTACCCGGCTAACCGACAAAGTGAAGAACGATGCCGAGTGGTATTCCGAGCGGATTACTCGCTACCTCATGGAGAACCGCAATTCATACCCCTTGTGGAACTCGCCTCCGTCTGCTTTGGATACCATCTACCCGAACGCTACCAACTACCGCACTGGGATGGTCTTGGACCGCAACAGGAGGATGGGAATCAGCAACCTTGACTACCCCTACCCTTACGGTCAATTTGGGGCGTGTAATGACTGCTGACGATGGGTGCGCATAAAAAAAACATACTGAAACTGCAGACTTATGTCATGGATAAAAATCAAGCAAGCCCTGCTGGACCTTGCAAATGCTCATCCACAGGTCAACTCGTTCGGGACGGGCGACCCGCTTGCAATCGGCACGGACAACACGATAAATCTTCGAACCCCAAGCCGTGAGCGTATCGTCTATCCTTTGGTCTTTGCGGATGTTCAGTCTGCAAGTACTGACGCTGGCACTTTGGACCTTGTGGTCGGCGTCTATTTTAGCGACCGGGTGGAGTCCATCAAGCCGATGGGCGGAGTGGTTTCGGGCAGCCCTACGCTGGGTTGGCAGGATAACGAGGATGAGGTTTTAAGCGACCAACTGCAGGTAGCACAGGACTTCATATCAGCCCTCACAAACGACCCAAGCGAGGACTGGACCCTCTCATCCACCGTGAACCTTACGAGGTTCGTAGAGAGCCGGGACGACCGCACGGCAGGGTGGCAGGCGACGATGACCTTTGAAATCCCCTACGGCCATTCGGTTTGTGAAATTCCCACATAAAAGACATTTACAATTAAACGCTAAAAAATGCCTACACCTATTCTGCAACAAATGCTCGGCCAAGGCGGTACGATGGAGTTCATCAACGGAACCGTTACCGGGAAGAACTACGACTTCTTGGTAGTCAACGCTGCTGCCACATTTACAACCCTTACTGGAACTGGAAGCGAAAACCTGCTAACCGCTTACAACTTTTCGGGGGCTTCTATTTCCGCAGGTATCGTTATCAGCGGAAGGAATGGCGGTAAGATTACTTCCGTTATTCTAAGCGCAGGTTCAGTCATCGGTTACACATTCCTCTAAGATGCTAATCGGCTACGGCTACGGCTACCCGACCAATATGCTCATCGGTGGACTTGCTGCCGGGGTTTGGGGTGCTTTTAATGCAAGGGCTACGGCTGACGGAGCAACCGCTGCCGAGGCTGCCGTGAATGGTTGCCTGTTCGTCCGATTCGCTGCAATCTTCAATTTCTAACAATGCCGACACCATCGCTGATTTTAGTACCTGCACGCTTTAAGACAGGCAAACTCTACACCCCAGTCGCTACGACTTCGGGCGGTGTGGTCTTGGGTGCATCGGGCGACTTCAATGTTACCCGTGCGACAACTGCGACCCGTGTGAATGCAAGTGGGTTGATTGAGAGCGTTGCAAGTGGTGTGCCTCGCTTGGATTACTACACCAGCGGAGGAACGGCTGGCTGCCCTGCGTTGCTCGTGGAGCCTGCTGCGACCAATGGTGCGCCTGACGTTAGGCACCTTAAAGGACCCGGCTTGGCTGCTGCGTCGGGAGGCCCGACCATTACAACGGGAAGCACGGACTTCCTTGCACCCGATGGAACCAGTGGGTCTATCACCAAGTACGTTGGAGGGGCTGCTTCGGGACAAGTTCATAACGCTTTTTATACCGGCTTCACGCCAACAATTAGCGCAGCAGGGGCTTATACCTTTAGTTTATTTGTTAAGGCAGGAGCGACCAATCCATTGAATTTTTGTGCGCTTCAGTTTACACAATATGCGGGTGGAAGCGGAACGGTAACATCGTACTTCAGCCTTGCAAGCGGTACGGCTTTAACATCGGGGGCCAGCATTCAAAATTACGGCAACGGGTGGTATCGATTGATTTCGCCTCCATACACAATCGCAGCGGGCGACCTTGTTGGCAATGTCGTCTTTAACCTTGCCGAAGGTAACAACGACCTTGTTTGGCCTACATCCGGCGCACTCAACCTCACGGTCTACGCTTGGGGAGCGCAAATTGAGGCAGGCTCCGTCGCAACCTCCTACATCCCCACAACCACCGCAGCTGTAACCCGCAACGCAGACGTTATCAACCTATCAGGCGCAGTCAGCGGATGCATCGGGCAGACCGAGGGGACGGTTTATTGGGAGGGGTATTTTGGTAATGCACAAGGGGCTCTTGCACAAGATGGTTTTCAAATAGGTAATAATGCAAATAATTATATTTATTTTGGGGTTAATAGCGGAAGGCCTTATTTTAGACTTAGGGCTAATGCAATAAACGCCGTTACTATTTCGCCCATTGGAAATGTTATACAAAACAACCAAAAAATAAAAATTGCGATTGCATATAAATCGGGGAATAGTGCTTTGTTCGTTAATGGAACTCAAATAGGCTCAACCGATACAGCCTCATTTACATTCAGTTCATCATTATCCGCTATTGAAATAGGTTCAAGCCTCTCTTTAAGCAGTTCTGAAGGCTTTAGCAATTCGCCTAAAAAACCTGAATCTTTTACTTTTTACACGACCCGCTTGACCGACACTCAACTCGCAGCCCTCACAACCCTCTAACGATGAACATCCATATCATCAAGACCCTTGCCGATGGCTATCTTGTTGGGGATAACTACGGGAATACGGCTTTTATGACCTTTGCTGAATTTGACAAATTAAGCCCTTCTTGGGTTCCCTAACGATGGCTACCTTCCGCAAGTACGCATTCCCCAAGCAGGCCGACGCTGACAAGGTGCTGGCTCTATGCATAGGCACGACCGCTGCGGTTGACCTTGGGGTCTTGGACAAGTTCATCGCCTACGACATCCTTTGGGAAGGCGACGCTCCTGAAGAGGCTACCCAGTACGAAACTTGGCCCGAACCCTGCGGAGTCCACGCCTTTGCAGGATGGGAGGAGCAGTACACCGAGGACTACCACCAACACAAATCACTATGAGAATCTTCCGCAAACGCAACCCCGAAACACCCGAAACCCCAAAACTCCCTTTTATGAAATCAGCAGTCATCGCTCTCCTTCGCCACCTTTTGACCTTCATCGGTGGTACACTCGTCGCCAAAGGCATCATCGATGCAGCCACTCTCACCGAAATCATCGGTTCCGTATTAACCTTGCTTTCAGTTGGTTGGATGGCCTTGGATAAAACAAAGGGCGAGCCGAACAAGTAATGAACCTAATCGAAACCACCATCGTCGGGAGCGTTGCAGCAATCGTCGGTGGAGCGGTCGCTTGGTTCACCAAAGGCCGTGTAGAATCGGACTCCCTGCAGGTTCGTCAAGCCCAAGCGGTCCTCGCTATGTGGCAGGCTACCAGCGAGTCACAAAACAAGGAATTAACACAACTTCGCAATGAGGTCGTAAGTTTGCGTCAGCGGTTAGAGGAAATGGAACACACCATCCACTCCCTCCAAGCCGAGAATGCGCAACTTAAAAACCTCGTATGAAAGTAACCAAGCATTCCAAAAACGTCCACGCCATCGAGTGCGGACGAACCCAAGAGTTTCTTCTGCTCTCCGACCTGCACTGGGACAACCCCAAGTGCGACAGGGCCTTGTTAACCAACCACCTCGAAGAAGCAAGACGCAGGGGTGCGAAAGTCCTCGTAAATGGGGACTTTTTTTGTTTAATGCAAGGCAAGGGCGACCCTCGCAGG